GCCAACACGTCCTCAACAGCAACCGAACCGCAAGGAGACCTAGCCGGTTACGGAACAGCAACGCTCATGAACCACGGATTCACAAAATCCTTCACAGAGCATTGCATCCTGCTCGGACTCGTAAACGTCCGCGCAGACCTAACATACCAACAAGGCATAAACAGACAATTCAGCAGAGCAACACGATTCGACTTCTATTGGCCAGCACTGGCCCAAATAGGCGAACAATCAATCCTCAACAAAGAAATATTCGCCGGCGCTATCGCAAGCCGCGAAAACACCTTCGGATTCCAAGAACGCTACGCTGAATACAGATACAAACCATCACAAATATCCGGCATCATGCGATCAGACGCAGCCGGAACACTGGACGCCTGGCATCTAAGCCAGGACTTCGCTTCGCTCCCAGTACTGGATGACGCATTCATCCAAGACACACCACCAGTGGACCGAGTCATCGCCGTACCCGCAGAACCGCACTTCATATTCGACGCCTACTTCAATATGAGATGCGCGCGGCCAATGCCGCTCTACGGAATACCCGGACTCATCGACCACTTCTGATGAAAAACTTAACTCTAAAAAAATACCAACACGGACAGCTCGGAGCAGCAATAGCCGGCGGAATGCTCTCCCTACTGGGAGGCTCCGCCCGCAACCGAGCAGCTCGACGCGAAGCAATGCTAAATCGCGCGTTCCAAGAACGCATGTCGAGCACAGCATACCAACGCAGCGCAAAAGACCTGCAAGCTGCAGGTCTAAATAGAATACTTGCCATCACCCAAGGTGGAGCAAGCACACCCGCCGGCGCACAAGCACCAATACAAGACATCATAACGCCGGCAGTCAGCACTGCAATGCAAGCTCGCCGAAGCAAAGCCGAAGTACAACTAATAGGAGACCAAGCACACAACGCAAGAGCAGCAGCCGCAATGAACGACAAACTAGCCGGCAGACACGTAGCCGAAGCCGGCAGAATAAACCTCGAAACGAGAATCAGACGACTCGACGAAGAAATATACACCAAGTACCCGAACATGAGACTAATACAAATGGGAACACTCCCCGCAGGCGCAGCAGCAGCAAGCGCACTCGGACTCATGAAACTATTCAAAAAACGGGCACCATCACAACTATACAAACGCGGCAAAAAAACAACGCCCAAACGGCCATTCAAATTCAACCGAGACACCGGAGAAATTTACCAATGATCACAACAAACAACATCATCTACCACAACACTCCGAGAAACAGAGTGCAGATACACTTCCCGGGCAAAGGAAGAACGAAACAAAGTTTCACCAAAGAATGTGACATCAACAACATCATGGCCAGATACCAAAAGACCGGAGCAATCGCGCACTTCAATAAACACGCCGCGAACTACTCCTTCGCAACCAGCCTCGACTTCAGCGAGGCAATGCGACTCGTCACCACTGCGCAAGACATGTTCAACGGACTACCGTCCACAATCAGAACTCGCTTCGCGAACGATCCTGCGCAATTTCTCGAATTCGTCCAAGACGCAAACAACACCGAAGAAATGGAAAAACTGGGCTTAATAGAGAAAACACAACCGCCTGAGAGGACCTCAGACGAAAAAAAGACAGACACCCCTACCGCTGATACCCCCAAGGAGGACAAACCAGCAGAAACGGAATAAGGTGTCAGTCAGCACATATACATCAAGTGAAAATATGTGCCAACCCGGACCAGGGGGAACTCCAGCCCCCTGGTCCAAACTAAACGGAGATCCAACATGGCCTACCGAACAAAAATGAAACGCTCAAAATCCAAACGACTCTTTCGCAACACCGCCTCGAAAACTCACCGAAAAAATATCTCGCCACGACCAATGCGTGGCGGAATACGACTCTGAAAAAATGACCTGCTACTACCCACTGGAGGGGTACAGGTCCAGAACCCCCGGAGCAAACGGGGGATTCCAAATCAGATTCAAAAAAGAAGGGACCATCGGACAACGCATCCAAGTTGCCTGCGGCAACTGTATCGGATGCCGACTCGACAAAAGCCGAGAATGGGCAATCCGATGCGTACACGAGTCCCAAATGCATGAAGACAACTGCTTCATAACACTAACCTACAACGCAGAAAATCTACCGAGCGACAACTCGCTCATCAAAGAACACTTTCAAAAATTCATGAAAAGACTGCGTAGAAAAAACAAAAACAAAATCCGATTCTTCCAATGCGGAGAATACGGAGAAAATCTATCAAGACCGCACTACCACGCGTGCCTATTCGGACACGACTTCGCGGACAAAGAATTCTTCAACAACAAAAACGGAAACGACCTATACGTTTCCGAAAACCTAAACAAAACGTGGGGCAAAGGATTCGCAACAATCGGTGAACTCACCTTCGAATCCGCCGCGTACACCGCACGCTACTGCATGAAAAAAATACTCGGTAACGACGCACAAGCCCACTACCAAACATGCGACACACGAACCGGAGAAATCTTCCAGATTCTCTCCGAATACACAACAATGAGCCGACACCCCGGGATCGGCAAACCGTGGTACGACAAATATAAAGACGACCTCTTCCCAAGGGACGAGTGCGTCATAGACGGGCGGATCATGAAACCGCCCAGATACTACACAAAAATGTACGAACAAGAGGAACCAGAAGCATACGAAACACTTAAAAAAATACGAAAAAGATTTTTCGATAAACACAAACCAGACAACACATGGCAAAGATTAGCCTCACGTGAAAAAGTAAAACAAGCACAACTACAACAACTACCTAGACATCTGGAGAAATAAAATGGAACACAAAATGTTCGTAATACACGACAGCAAAGCAAACGCCTACATGCAACCCTGGTTCCTAACACAACGCGCCATGGCGCAACGCGCATTCATGGACTGCGTAAACGACAAAGAACACAACTTCGGAAGACACCCCGAAGACTACACACTATTCCAAATCGGAACATTCGACGACCAAACCGCCGAAGTAAAATGGGAACCTCCCAAATCTATCGGCAATGGTCTCGAATACCTAAAACAAGAAGAAGAACAACCAGACATGTTCAGCATGGATAAACCAGCACAACAACCTTACGACACAGGCGACGGAGAAGACACATGAAACAACGATCAGTAATGACACACCAATTCAGCCAAGTACCGGCAGCGGAAATACCTCGCAGCAGCTTCGACCGCAGCCACGGACTGAAAACAGCATTCGACTCCGGGTTCCTAATCCCGATCTTCGCAGACGAAGCTCTACCCGGAGACACATTCAACTTAAACATGACGGGGTTTGCGAGACTCGCAACACCAATATTCCCGATCATGGACAACATGTACATGGAGACATTCTTCTTCGCCGTCCCAATCCGAATACTCTGGGACAACTGGCAGAAATTCTGCGGCGAACAAACAGACCCCGGGGACTCAACAGACTTCACAATACCCGTGGTCCCAATACAAAGCGGGTCCGTAGCGGACCTATCCGACTACCTCGGAATTCCGCCCGCCCTGGGCGGAACGCTAACCGTCTCGGCACTCTGGCACCGAGCCTACAACTTAATCTACAACGAGTGGTTCAGAGACCAGAACCTCCAAGACTCCCTAGTCGTCAAACTCGACAACGGCCCAGACACACTGGCCGACACAGTCCTGGTCAGACGCGGCAAACGCCACGACTACTTCACAAGCTCCCTACCGTTCCCACAAAAGGGAACCTCAGTAGAGCTACCACTCGGAACAAGCGCACCCGTCATACCACTCACAGGTGGACTAGGCTTTCCAGCCTTCACAACAGACGGCGGCGCAACAACCGAAACACTGGAATCGCTCGCGGCAAGCCCGCTAATCCAATTCAGCGATCCAGCAACAGCCACCGACCCAATCTTAGATTGGTCGGCAGCAACCGGACTACAAGCGGACCTGTCAACAGCGACAGCCGCAACAATAAACCAACTCAGGCAAGCCTTTCAAACACAAAAACTCCTCGAGCGCGACGCACGCGGCGGAACACGATACACAGAAATCGTCCGCTCACACTTCGGAGTAACATCACCAGACGCAAGGCTACAACGACCCGAGTTCCTCGGCGGCGGATCATCCGCCGTAAACGTCACCCAGGTAGCCAACACGTCCTCAACAGCAACCGAACCGCAAGGAGACCTAGCCGGTTACGGAACAGCAACGCTCATGCACCACGGATTCACAAAATCCTTCACAGAGCATTGCATCCTGCTCGGACTCGTAAACGTCCGCGCAGACCTAACATACCAACAAGGCATAAACAGACAAT